GAGAATAATTTTTGCTTCATCCCGTCTCATTTTTCAAAGTTTCAATAGCTTCTGGAACAAGAGCTAATAATTCTTCATCTGGAAGATCTCTAAGCGGTCTTTCAATAGATCCCGAGTGCTCTAGCGCTTTAAGCTTAGGAGAAATATATTGGCAAAGTTCTTTCATCGCCGCAAATCGAAGATTATCATCTTGATGACTCTTCGCTATAAGAAGCATAGCTTCAAATGGATCAAATTCTGCGGCTGCACATAGATCCTCAATCGATCGTCGTTTATTGGGCGTTCCCTTTGCTCTACCGCCTGATTTTGGATAGCCGACTGGTCTTCCTGCCATATTTCTATTGTAATTCTAATTTAGAAAATTGTGTTTCACATGAAACATTTTCATCTATTTTTAAAACTGGATTAGAAAGAATTTCTTGCTGCTTTTTTATATGTTCTTCTTTTTCTTTAATATGAGCTCGAAATTGATTCATAATCTCTTTGACGCATTTAGGACACAATTGCTTTTTAAAGAATATTCCATCTTTAGAAGATCCATCAAAAGATTCTAATTTATCAGAATTCGTTGGTTTATTACATCCTGAACATTTAATTTTAAGATTCATTTTGATATTTTTTCCATAAATCTTCTGGAAAAAACTTTATAATTTTTCCATTTATTTCTATATAAAAAATACGCACAACAGCAGAAGTTTTTTCATTTACAATAAAATCAGTAGGCAAAGCATCGGGGCCTAAAAATCTAATGAGCTTATTATATTCAGGCCAAGATAAAAGAATTATTGTTTCTTCTTTCATAAATGTTCAAAACCTTTAACAGCTGCTTGAGGAATCGTATAAAAAGAACCATCTTCCCATTCAAGAGTAAGACCTCGTCCGTCAATCCAAGTCATTTTGATCTTAGGATATTTTACAGGATTAATAGAAATTTCAGCTCCAAGCTTTCCAGGCCAATGAGTTTCAGATTGAAGAGTCGCTTGTTTAACTTTGATAGGTGTTCCTAATTTTGGAATAGAAGAATAAACAACCTCTTCTATTTTTTTAGCCATTTGTTCCATTTTTTACCTCTTCTAATTTTGGAGATTCCGTTGCCTGTTTTTCTTTTGCAATATTAGCAGCCTTATTCACTATTTTTACTATTTGAGAACGAAGAGATTCTTCTTCTGTTTTTAATTGCATTTGCTGAGCAATACAATGACCAAGTCTTGCCACCAATTGATTATATTCAGCTTGATATTTTTGAAGAGGAGTTATTTCTTTATTTTGTTCTTCTGCTACTTCTGTCATTTTTTCTCCTTAGGTTATTAAAAAAGGATTAAATTTAAATCGAGCCGGCTTAAAACATTCTGTTTTATTTGTAAAATGAGTCACATGTTTAATTGAAAAACCTTTTAAAAGATCTCGTGCAATTCCAATTTTTCTCCACAAATGTTTAACATAAACCCAATGTAAAAAAGTTCCATATCCTACATCCGCTTCTAAAATAGCATAGCCTAAAATGACATCGGGATCTTCTAAAAGACAAGCTATTTTGATAATAGATTCTTTTTTATGAAGAAGATGCTCAATAATTTTTTGATAATTTGCTTTAAAAATATTTTTTTTCATTTTTCTAAAAAAATCATTGTCTTCATAAAGACCTCGAAGAAAAGTGGTAAAAATAAAGTTTTTATCCGTCGATTGATAATCTCTAATCATTATCAAGCTCTTCTTGGGAATTGTTTCTGTCATTGGATGACCAAAGTTGACTATGCATAATCTTTTTAAGACGAGCTACAATTATTTGTACAAGAGAATCGGATATTTTAATACCTTTAGAAATAAAATCAGCGGCTATTTCTCGTCGAGACATTCCCTGGCAATGAAGCCACCAAATCTGTTTTTCTCTTTGATTTTGAAAGTCAGCATAATTCCAATAAAAATGAAGAGACATATCAAAATAATCCATATTTTCTTGATATTCCTCTGGTGTATTTCTAATAAAAAAATATCGTGAGTGCCATTGTTTTAAGAATCTTTGTTCGGATTGAGTATCTTCAATATCCTGAAATCCCGTTTCTTTAAGTTTTTGATACCAGAAATTTTGAAGATTATTAAAATCCTCTTTATTCCCCAACTCATAACTCCCATGAATCAAAGTTTAGACTATAGATTTTTTAAATCTAAGATGACAATCTAAATTATAAAAGAATTTTTTAAAAAGATCTTTGGGGCGAAGCGTTAAGAATAAACACTCGAAGGATATTTTTTTTTGATAAAAAGCTGAAGACCCAGAGCAACCGCTTCATTGAGAGTAAGACCTTCTTCCATCGCTTTGATATGAGCTTTAAATTTAATGTCTTTAGGAATTCGAGTGAAGATTGGAACAATCTTTAGATTTTGTTTCATAGATTTCTTCTTTTTCACATTCACAGTCCCTATCCTCTACTTTAAAAAAATCCCCGCAATGATAACAATATTCATCGGTATAAAGGCATAGCTCAGCTTTGCAACGAGGACAAGTAAAGTTTTTTTCTTTTTCACCCGTCATTGCTTAGCAAGTCTTGAAAGATAAATATCAATTTGTTTTTGAGAGCCCAACTTACAACAAGCATAACAGCAAAAGCCATCTAAATCCATCCCATTACTTTCTGCATCTGGCCATTTATAAAAATAAGATTGACCATCTATTTTTGTTTCCCCGCATATCATACAAAAATATTGAGGTGGCTGCTCCAGTCTTTCATTGATTTCTTTTTCAGAAAGTTGATTTAAAATCTTTTGCTCTAAAGTCATCACTTTGGCTCTCAGGTTAAGAACATCGTCAACTAATTCTTTTTGAAGTTTGTGATAACCTTGTAAAGTTTGATTAAAAGAATCCAAAAGTTCTTTAATTATTTCTAATTCTTCTTCATTTTTCATGATAAAAATATCGACCCATCTTTTGAATTTGATGCCACATAAAAACGTTTATTTTCCACATTCCATAAACATAAAAAATTAGAAAAGCTGCCGCTAAACATCGAATCTCTCCTAAAAGAGGGGCTACTATTAAAAGTGCTAAAAGAAATAAAATTATAATTAAAAATTTATTTTTCATTATAATTTTTCCTGTTTAGAAATTCTTATTAGACGGAAACCAACATTGACGTAGCGGAGCTCCGGATAGAAGTAGCCGCGATTGGCAGAACGCAGAAACTGCGCAAAGTTATACCAAGAGCCGCCCCGTAGCACACGGAAGGAGCCAGCTTTAGGACCTTCGGGATCTTTCATGATTTCTAAAGATTTATTCTTCATACTTAAATGATATCAAAATATCAAAATATGTCAAGTGGCTTAAAAAGCTTTAGTTTACTGTATAGTACTGTTTAAATGGGATAGTAAGGGATCGAACCTTATTGACCTTGCGGCTTTAGATTTACAGTCTAATGACAACGCCATGTTGTCCACCTATCCCTCAATGATATAATTTTGGAAGTTAATATCAGCCCATCGTTTAACAGCCTCTGGCCAGGTGTGTTTACTTAAATTTATTTTAAGATCTTTTTTATTTCTTTTAGATCGTTTGATGGTTTTTTTAGAAAAATCACTGGGTTTATAAGTTTTCCAATCTGTAAGCCATTCTGCCATTTTTTTCCATCTTTTTTTTAAGCCGCGAGTGAGCCCGAAGGGTGAGCTCTAGCGAGCGGCTTTATTTGATCTTTTTTCCTATTTTTTTCATTTTTTGGAGTAAAAAATCTCGTTCATTTTCAGTGAGTGAAGTAATCAAATCGACTCGGGAAAAATCTTTTCTCCTCTTATCTAAATCTAGGCGCGGTGTCACCGCACTCTCACCGCACTCTATTTTTTCAATCCAGCCCATAGACTCAAATAAAGCCATATCTGGGAGGCGCTTCATTCCTAAGCGAGCACGCAGAATGCGGCAGTTTGTCGTCAGCTTGTTGCCAGTAGTGCAGCAGTAGTGCAGCAGCAAGAGCCAAGCAAGTCTGTTTCCTTCACTTAAATCCATAAATTCTGGGTCATTTAAAATGTTAGGATAGGCCTTAAACCAAATCATTGTTTTCTTATGATCTCGATGTTGATATTTTTCCCAATTTTTGATTCTAAAATATTCAATTTTTTTAGCCATTAAACCTCCAAAAATTTAAATTAAAATTTATCTTGCGATTTTAAGGTTTTTGAATGACCCTGAGATCGCATAAATCGCTTAAATCGCGTAATCAAAAAGGATCATGAAATGATTCTGCGGGCCTAGTCGAGAAAAAGCTTGAGGGTCCGCTTTCTTTTTTCTATGGTTTTTTCTTGATTGAATTTACAGGGTTTCCAATGCCTCCTACGGATAATAATCTGACGCGCTCAGATAAAAGAAATCATTGGCATAGCACTGCAGAATATAGAGCTTTTAAACATGAAGTAATGATTTGGGAGCTTTCTAATAGAGCTGCTATTCAATCGATCAAAGAAGAATTGAGGGCCCCTCTTAACGTTCATATGGACCTCTATTTTGAGAGATCTAAAATTTTATGTAAAAATGGTCGAACCAAGAAAATGGATGGCCCTAATCGAATCAAGGCTCTTCATGATGCTATTTCTAGAATCATTGGAATTGATGACTCAGAATTTTGGCAATGGAGTGGAGAAAAACATATTTCTCCCAATTCTCTTAATTATGTAACAATTAGAATATCTAATTTAGAAGAACATCATTATTAATTATTCAAAATCACTGGGAGGATCCATCCATTTAGGCAGTTTTCTTCCAAATCTTTTTTCAAAAAGTTTTCTTTTTTGATTCATTTTCCATTCATGAAGACACATTTCTGAGATAATTAAAAAGAAACTTATTCCTAAAATAATAAGAATTAAAAGAATCATTCTATTTCTTTAATCTCATTTTCATCATAAATAGATCCCAAAAAACAATCCGAAAATTCAGCTCTACACACTTCTGTAATGCATCGAGAACGAAGCATCGCTCTTGGATATTTTGTCCAATTATCCCCTCGAAGTCCTGCTCTTACAGCATCTTCTATTGTAAAACGATAGGGAGTAATAGCTAAAGATTTATCTCTTGCGACCTCAATTTCACATTCTTTCTCATTCGATGTTTTAATATGAAAAAGAGCATTCGGAAGCTTTTTATGAACAAAGGCCTTCATCAATGTAGCTGACATGGAAGGTTTACCCTTAACGACATAAACCTCCTTTAAAGCGATGATCGGCTCTATCCCCAAGGCTTTGCCATAGCTTGCAATTGTAAAGGCCTGGGCAGGCGTTTTAATCATTTCTGGAAGGAGTCCTGATTCAAGAAATATCTTACATTGCTTCCAAAGTGTGTTGAGTTGATCAGACTCAGTAGAAATTGGGGGAAAAGAATTAGTTGTATGAATAGCCTGAATATTAGCTCCAGGCAATTTAGGTGATTCTGGCGGAAGAATATGTCCTACCGTTGATGTAGGCATTACTGGAGTCTCTATCATATCAAAAGTGCTTTCTTTGATATTTAATCGTTCTTCAACTTCTTTAGGAGCTTTAAATTCATTTTTGAGAGTCATTTTCTAATTCCTTTCGTGCTTTTGTAATTCCATCCCTAAAATCGCAGAGATGGCGACAAAGTTGATTCCATTTTCTTGTTTGATACTTAAGACTTGATTCAATTTCTGCATACGCTTCTATGGCTATCGAAATTCGATCTAAAAAGAAATCAAGCTCTTTTTCTGTTGTTGATTTTCTGGAAACCCCCACCATTAAATCTTGATAGATTTTAAAAAAATCAGAAAAAGTCATGAAAATGCTTATAGAGGGCTATTGACAAAAGTCAAATATTAAAATATCAAGCTTGCAAATAAGGAGATCATGAAATGGAAGTAAAGGAATACGATGGATATAAATTGTTAATTAAATGTATATTTTGGACTTCTACTATCTTAACTTTATTTATTGCTTCTTGTTGTTATATTGTTCCCCAATATGGAGTTTATGAGCAGCGGCTTAAAGGACAAGCAAGACTTCAAGAGGCAGAATCTTCAAGACAAATAGCAGTTGTGGAAGCAGAAGCAAAAAAGATCGCAGCTACTCAATTAGCTTTAGCTGAAATTGAAAGGGCAAAAGGTGTAGCTCAAGCCAATACTATTATTGCTGATTCTTTAAAAAATAATGAGTCTTATCTTCGATATCTTTGGATTCAAGGATTAGAAAATGGAAAAAGTGAAGTAATTTATATACCAACTGAAGCCGGGCTTCCAATTCTAGAAGCTCAGCGATTAAAAAAATAAAGGAATTCTTATGGAAAAAATGACAATTACAGAAGGTCTTGCTGAAATTAAATTGATAGAAAAAAAGATGGAAAAAAAGAAAACGATGATTGTTTCAAATCTTACTCGATTTAAACAAGTAAAAGATCCTTTTGAAAAGGAGGGTGGATCTCAAACAACTATTCGGCAAGAAATGCAAAGTGTTTCTGATCTTCAAAAACGATTAGAAAATATTCGATCCGCAATTGCAAAAGCCAATCTTTTTGAGTCTGTAACAGTCGGAGCCCAAACAAAATCAATTTATTCATGGCTTATTTGGAAGCGAGAAATTTTAGAAAATGATGAAAAGTTTAAGCAGAGCATTGTCAATCAAATTAAATCTCAAATTGATCGTCAATCTGTTAATCCTCAAGTTTGGAAAACAGAAGCTGGTGGGGTAGAACTTTGTGAACTTATTTTAAATGCTGATTATGGAGAACAATTAAAAGCACTTGAAAATTTAGGAGATATTAAAGAAAAATTAGATGGTCAGCTTTCTTTAAAAAATGCGACTGTTGTTATAGAATTTTAAAAAAGAATTTCTTTCAGAGGTGAAGTGAATAAATAAAGTGAAAAAAATTTCTTGTAGCTCATTTGGTTAGAGCAATTGATTTAAAGATCAATGGGTAGGAGGTTCAAGTCCTCTCAAGAGCAATAAAGCTTGCAAAGGCTTACCAAAATAAAAGCTCAAAACTCAAATCCAAAAGCTTAAAGATATTTAAAATGAAATCTTAAATGGAAAAAATAAAAGTTAAGTTGCAATCTAGCGAAAATCTGGTGATCTCAGCAATGAGATTAAAGAGCTGCACTTTAGCTCTGATTCAGGATGCTAGCTACTTTTTGGAAGAATAATTTATGAAGATGCCAAAAGGATTTAATAGATTTAAAGAATGGGCCTATAATTTTGATTCAATGAGGCGATTTGAAGGAGATATTCCAAATACTTTATCAAATGCTGCAAATCTTATGCAAGAAATGGCAGAGAGTTTAGAAGATTGTTTACAATCTCAAATAGATAAAGTCGATTGGATTAAAGCAAATAAAATATTAAAAAAATTTCAAGAATGGAAATAATTTTTGAAAAAAATTCTTATAGTTAAAGACCCTACAGGTCCTACAGGTCCTAAAGCTGGCTCCTACCGTGTGTTACGGGGCGGCTCTTGGTACATCAGTGCGCGGCTTCTGCGTTCTGCCTTTCGCAACTACGGCAATCCGGAGTACCGCGGCGGCAATGTTGGTTTTCGCCTCGTGAGGACTTCTAAGGAAAAAAATGAAAAAGAAGAAAATTAAATGGGCTAAAACTATACATCATATTTTTCATTATAATTCTGAATGTCCCCCATTTGATGTAAATAATAATTATTCACCCTTTAAATGGAGTGGAAATTATAGAAGAATTAATTGTAAAAAATGTATTGAGGCTTATAAAAAAACAGGAATTTATAAAGGAGATCCATGTCTTCCATAAATACGATTGATGCTAAAGAAGATTTATTAAAACTTTTTAAATTCGTTTCTATTCAACCAGGTAAATTTATAATGGGATCGCCTAAAGATGAAGAAGGAAGATATAGTGATGAAGATCAAAAAGAAGTTGAAATCACAAAATCATTTGAAATGCTTGAAACACCTGTTACTCAGCTTCAATATTATTCTATAATGGATATAAATCCTTCTTGTTATGAAGGCTTACAAAAACCCGTTCATAATGTTTCATGGAATGATGCCATTGAATTTTGTAAAAAACTTAATGGATTAGATCCAGATCATTATTATAGACTTCCAACAGAAGCAGAATGGGAATATTGCTGTCGGGCTGGAACTACTACTTCTTATTCATTTGGAAATGATATAAAAAATTTAGATCAATTTGCTCATTTTAATTCAAATTATGGTCCTATAAATGTAAAATTTTTACTTCCAAATCCATGGGGACTTTATGATATGCATGGAAATATTTGGGAATGGGTTTTGGATTATTATAGTGCAAGCAGAGAATAAATATAAAAGAATGTCCGAGATTGTGAAACATAAGAGCCCGGCATACAAATCCTGGTATTTTATGAACCGAAGATGTTCTTCGATCAAAGCTAAAGACTATAAATTCTATGGAAGTCGTGGAATATCAGTTTGTCAGCGATGGACCATATTTGATAATTTTTATTCTGATATGAAGGACTCATATTTAAAAGGAATGACGATTGAGAGAATCGATTCAAATAAGAATTATTCACCAGAAAATTGCAAATGGGCCACGATGTCTGATCAATTTAATAATCGAAGAAATTCGATAAGAATTAAACATCCTAAAACAGGCGAAATAAAAGGCCTCGCTCAGTGGGCTAAGCTGTTTGGAATCTCAAGATGGACTGCTTTTTATCGGTTCAAAAATATATCAAAAAAGTTTGAAGAGATTTTTAAATGAAAACAGTTAAAAACCCTACAGGTCCTAAGAATGGCTCCTACCGTGTGGTACGGGGCGGCTCTTGGGCCGGCCATGCGCGGACTCTGCGTTCTGCTGCTCGCGCCGGCAATCCGGGGTACCGCGCCGCCCATGTTGGTTTTCGCCTCGTGAGGATTCCTATGTCTATTCACTCTTTTACACTTGATCCCTCTTCTATCGAGGCTCGCGAAGCGATAGCCGAGATTAATGTACTTGATCAATGGGATAAAGATGCTGAAGCTTTTTTATTAAATAATAATCTTTATACAGATAAAGAAGATCAAAAAAGAATTCGTGCTTTAATAAATATTATAAGAAAAAAAGATGATAAAATTAGATATGCTTTAGGCCCTACAAGAGATGTTAAAACGCCACATTTACAAGAAGCTCTTGCATTAACAAAAGAATTAAAATGAAACTTCAGGAAGCTATAGAAAAATCAATTCAAACTGATAAATGGTTTAAACATTCTGGATCAGATCTTTGGCTTAAAATTAGTTTAGTTAATAATGAATGGATTACTAAAAATGGGCTAAAAACATTTCATGAATTTTCTCCAAGCGCTATTTTAGATGACTATTATCATATGGAAGAAGAAAAAATAGAGATTACTAAATCTCAACTTTTAAAATCTTTTTCAGGTGGTATGAAAAAATTATTTGAAGAAAAAAAACTTCAATATTATCCCAATATTATTGAAGATCAAATTTTTGATACTTTAAAATATGTTATTAAAGATCTTGGATTTAAAGAATGATCTGGAACTTTTTAGAAGAACCCGGAAGATTTGTGTTAATGCCAGGGGGATCTACTTGTAGAAACATAAGAGATCCAGATGATTTTGTGACTATTGAAGGCCCAGGTTATTATTTATATGATACGATCAAAAAAGTAATTTTTCCTTTTCCTCAAAATGCTTTGTATGACGTAACATATCATCCATAAAAAACATTTGTTATCTTCGCTCCACATCCACATTTATCTCCTAATTCTGGATTGTGCATTTTGAAATCACAAAAAGGACACTTAAAATAATATCGATGTTTTTTTAAATAAACTCTCTTGGGAGATAATTTAATAATTGTCCAGTGGGGTTTAATTTTAAGAATAAGCTTTCTTTCAAATTCTAACAATTCAGGTTTTATTTTAGACACGAGCTCAGTATGGTCTTCTTCAGAAGGAGTGAAAATGACAGATATAAATCCTATTTCAATCGATTCAATGGGTTCTATTCAATATCATGTTTACGGTTGGAGGGCCTGGGCTTCCTACTCAGAACAATATCCTAGATGCCTTCATCCAAAATTTATTTCTCAAGGCTGGACAGCTACTCTTAATGATAAAACATTTTATACCAATGGAATGTCTTTAATTGAACAGGATAAGCAATTTAAACCAGAAGGCATTATTGTTCATCTTCCTTTTGGCCATAAGCCTTATTCAGACTTTGATTTTTTTGGTCTAACCTCTTGTAGAAAAGATCCAAGACTTGTGAAGGTTTGTGATATTCAAGATTTTATTAATGCATGGCTTCAATATTCTCAAATGACGGGCATTAAAAAGATTTTATTCTATTATGGTTATATCGGGGCCGATTCTGCTTATGCAGGATTAACAGATGATAGGCTTTATGAGCTTGTTATTGAAAATGTTTCTCCTGTTTTATCTTTGAAAAGATGCGGACTAGAAACAGGTATTATTATTGATACGGCCTCCATCAAGGCGGTTCCAGACAAAAACTGGACTCTTGCTCTTCCTTATTTAAAATCAATGGGTCTTCATTATGGACAAGAAGCATGGCCCCCTAAATCAAATGCCATGATTTCTGATCCTCAATGTATTTTTGTCGCAACAGATAATAATCTTTGGTGGATGGATCCATCGAATGATCCAACAAATACATGGGCAGCAACGAATGCGGAAATTAAAGGTCCTATGATTCCCATCTTAATTTCAGCCTCTGGAGGCGATTTAAATGCCATTGCACAGTCTGGAAAAGATCTTTTAAAGAAATATAATTATTTGGCTTATCCTAATTGGATAGGAACACCTTTAACAGCCAGAGATTTATTTCCGGTTGTTATAACACCACCCTAAAATTCCATGATAAACTAAGGAGGGGTGCGAGGATTTCTATTAATAACGGCGTTTCTAGGTGGATGCGCCATAATTAAACCCGAACCATTTTTTCCTTGCACCTCGCCTTTAGTTTGTAAAAACTTTCCCAAAGAAAGACATTATTTTTTATGGTTGCCAAAAGGAAAATGGTGGAGAATTTAAATTAAGATTCTATTTCTTCTGGAACTAATCCATTTTTTTCATAGAACTTTTTTTCTAATCCCGGCTTTTGAGATAAATGAAAATCAATAGATTGTTCTAATTTTCCGATGTTTTGAAATAAATCTTCAATTTGATCATAAGAAGGCATTTTTCTAAATCGAATGGGTTTTTCTTTTTTTGAATAAATTTTTTCATAATATTTTTTACAAATTTCCCATTTATCTTGAATACTTAAGTGGTCTCCAAATTGATGAATAATGGCCATTATTTTCCTTGGCACTTAGTTAAATCAGACTCTAATTGGGCGACATAGGTTTGAACAATTTGCGCATCTCTTGGCGATTGGCAGACATACTTGCGAGCGTCTCGAAGTGACACCTGTGTTTGCTTTCCATCAGGGGATACACAATCAAAAACTTCTAATTGATCATCAAAAATACACCAAGTAACTGGCGGTGCTTTATCTCCACAACTTAAAAATAAACTACTTATTCCAAGAAGCAGAAATAGCAGCTGCAGCTTTTTTGATATCATCCGATGTCTCCGCAGAATTTAATTGAGCAAATGCATCCATTATAGCCTGTTGTTTTTTTTCAATAGAATTCAAACGGGCATCAAATTCCAATTTCTTTAAGATATCTTGAATGATTGGAGTAATGATGCCCGTTAAAAATGAAATAAGCCAGATTGGCATATTATGCCGGTGGTACGTTTGATCCAAGCATTGATTTCAATGCATTAAGGATAAGTTGTCCGATAGAATTACTTTTAAGTGCGGATGCTGCAATTGCTTCATAAACAATAATAAGCATTCCTACTTGATGAGCTAATAGCCAATTAATAATCGATTGAATAACCATGATTTTCCCCTTCCGATTAAGTTTGTATTTATTTTCAATTTGCTTCAAGGCAAAAAGAACCTTTTTTTCGATGCGGGTGCCGCATTTTGTAAATGTGTCCAATTAGGAGTACATGAAAAATCTTCACAATAAAGTCCTAAATCTTCCAAAACGATAAGCCCTTTTTCAGAAAGCAAAAACTCTTGAAGTGTTTTATGAGGATCATAAATATCTGCCGCATTGCCCAAAAGATGTTGAGAATGAACAGGAATTTTTGTAGGATCAGTTATGCCTCTTTCCGCATAAATTCTAAATTGATCTTCCATCGATCGAAGCCCTGATGTGATCTTAAAAAGAGATCCAAATATATTTTCTAATTTAGAAAGTTTTTCTGCCAGAATATATAAATTAGATTTTTGATTAGATGTTTCTGGAAAATTTTTGGGATTTAAATCTTCTGGAGCTATCATGATTCTCTTCTTGGTTTAATAACAGGAAAAGATTGAAGACCCTTCACAATAGCCGCTGAATCAAAAGATTTAGATTTTTCTTCAGAAACAATTCTATCGTGAAGATTAATTCGATCATGAGCCAATTGATTATCTTCAATTAACTTTTTGGCTAAATCTTTAAAGATAGAAAGATTGTATCCCAAAAGAGAAACAACGGCGGCATCGGCTATAATATGTATCCATGCTTCATTCATTATTTAGGATCCGGAATATCAATGGTTCCAAGCTGTTTATAAATAGCCCTGTCTTGATCGGGCATTAATTTCCAATCTAAAATTTCTAAAGGCAAAATATAAATATTAAAATCGTCTCTAAATATGGGGACTACGGCTGCCGAAGGCTGCATTTTAGCATCTTTAGTCACATTATTATTATCCCAAGCATATTGTTTTTCAGTGCCTGGATCCATTTTTAAAACTTTCATACTTGTCTACCCCCCGCAATGACATTGGTTTGATAAGTCTGAAGAAGCCCATAAAAAGTAGACATTTCTGTTGTGGTAAAACTTGTTGAAAAGCTGCAATAACATTCTTGCATATTGCAAAAATTGCTGGCTGTTGCATTATTATTGTTAGCACCAATGAACATATTGACGCTTGCAAGAAAATTGGCGTTTGCAGTTGTCGCCGTTGATCCAATTTGAGATCCATTTTGAAAAACTCTATTATCAATATTGCTTACTCGAGAGCCAGCAATAAGCCCTGAATAACTAGCCGCTGTTCCAGTGGCAATAGCGCCAGCCGTTGAAGAAGTATATCGATGGGTCACAGATAAATTTGTTATTCGAAGACTGGTTGGATTGCTTCCAACGGAATTATTAGCCCCTGTTAAAATTTGTAAAGTAGCTCCTGTTCCAGAACGAACATAGACCATTAAACAACCATTATTATTTGTTATTTGAGAACTGGTAGATATGGCATATCCAGAATTAATATAATTTGTTGTTCCATTATATTGAAATCCTTGATTACTCCAGCTAGGGGCATTTACAACAGTGCTAGAAGTTAATGATATAAAATCAATTAATGAAGCCGCTTGAGAAGTTGGAGATCTGAGCCAAAGACGATCAAATCTTGTATAAAAATTATTCGATTTAAGAGCTAAAATAAAAGTATTAACGGCATTTTTTTCAGTCGTATCTGTAATGCCGGCAGCCGTGAAATAGGCTACAGCATTTGGATCATAAGAAGTTGCTTTTTTTATGGGCGCTGTTATCCATCTCCTGCGAGGTGTCTTCATTTTAATCCATATAAAAACTAAATTGAAATTGAAGATCTGTAGTTGTGGTATAGGTCGGAGTTCCTCGAGCAATAGCTATTGCAAAAATAGAAGTAGGAGTTGCGGAAGAGCCCGCTATCTGAAGAGGCAGGCCCAAATTTTTTCCATCGGTTGAAGTAGAATTTAAAGCTCCATCTGAATAAGTAGTTCCAATTGAAATAGCTCCAATACATTGAGCTGCCTGATTTGCATCTGACATAGAAAAAGCGGCGTTATCAGAGCTAGTTACTGTTGGAGAAACATTGAAAAACCAAATATCTATGGCTGAATCTTGTTTTCCACCGTCTAAAATGGTGACTGATTTTAATTCAGAAACACCATAGGCCATTTGAGGATCCTGTCTGATGACATCTGTTAATGTCATAATTCCACCTATTTGATCCCCCGCCGTATAAGCAGGAGATGTAGAAATAGTCGGTGTTGCTGTTACGATTCTTGTAATATTGATTCTAGGAACCCAAGGTAATAAAGCTGTCATTATCGAACCCTTCTAGCATTTAGACTTCCATAAACAGTTAAAGTAGAAACACTAAATGTTGCATTCGCCACTAAAAATATATTAGTCGTTCCTGATAAAGAAATTCTACAAGTTGGCATCACTAAACTATTATCACCTGTTGCAATATTTGCAGCTGTAGAAATTTGACCAGATACTTCTCCAGAGGTCGGGACTCCTATGGTATCCGTTGCTGGCAAGGTGGCAGATGTTTTTGAAATAGCCGCCTTTAAGAGCGTAACACTTGTCGTGGCTGCTGCTAAAAACACAACACATCCAGAAACGTCCCAATCTCCTGCAGTTAAAGAAAGAGCAGAAGCCGTAACATTTAAAGTTGTGGTTGATGTTGCCCCTGTTGCAGCAGATTTCACTCGGGAAGCTTGAATATATTCTCCGATTACTCCAGCTGCCGCACTATCATTAGTGGCGGTTCCAGTAATAATAGCTTGAGTACTAAAAGTTTTAATTCCAGCAATAGAGCTATTGCCCGCATTCATTACAAATGAAGCAGCTCCCCCAGCATCTGGAAGTGTATAAATAACATCCGCAGCAGGCGCTGCTCCAGTAAGAGTAATTTTATGGGCTCCTGGATTGAAAACAAGTTGATTAGATGCGGCTGTTAAACTTAATGCTGAGCTTAAAGTTAAAGCCCCGGCTATTGTATAAGCTCCTTGATCTAAAACAACATTCGCAGTCGCTTGCCCAGGATCTGGAATGGTTAAAACTACATCTGCTGCAGGCGCTGCTACTGTGAAAGTAAACTTATGAGCTCCTGGATTAAGAACTAATTGATTAGAAGTTCCAGTTAATTGAAGAGGGCCCGCAAAAAGAGATGGATTGGTTGTGGCAAGATTTAATCCATAATTACCAGTAAAAGATAAATTATCTGTAAGAATAGCATTTCCAGTGCCTCCACCTGTTGGCATATCTAAATAAGCACCAGAAACTCTCGTGGCTGTCGAAGCCGCACCAATTGTAGGATTTTTTCCTCTAAAAGAAGTAACTTCTGCACAAGTATAAGCAGCGGCTAATGTCGAAAGAGCTGATCGATATCCATGAATAGAAGTAGTAGCTCCAGAAGTATTATAAATTTGATCTACATTATAAGCAGATTGTCCCACTCCAGAAAGTGCTGTGGAAGGAGCTCCTGTAACACTCACAACATTAGCTCCATTATTGGTTCCATTTCCAATATTTAAGCTACCCGGAATTTGCCAAACTTGAGCCGAACTAATATTTCCAGCTGTTATTCCATTTGTAGAAAATAAAAGTTTATGACTTGCTCCAATAAAATAAACACCGGTGGTTGGATCTGATAGAGGCGCAAGAGAAGGAAGGGCTGCTGTTCCATCAGCAAAATCAGCTGTTATTTCAGCCGAAATTCCAGAAGGACTAAAATTAGCAATTTCAACTCCTCCACAAGAAACTCCAATCGTACTATCTGATTTTAAAAAAAATCCAGAAGTGGAAGAATTAAGAAACATAATATCTGGACTCGCTGCTGAGCCCCCTTGTGTATAAATAATGTTTCCGGTTGGATTTTGTTGTATGACAGCCATATTATTTTTCCTTCTAGTGCCAGAATGGGATGTAAGAGGTCGTCCCATTCACGGTAATTTGCAGCCATCCATTTGGATTTCCAGATGTTGCGGCCGCTGGTAAATTCGTCATTGTTGCTGTTTGAGCTCCATTAGTTGCAAGAAGTGTTTGTAATGTGTGTTGTGTGGAGGTACCCGCTCCAATTGTCCATGCTTGTGTTGCACTAATTTGACCTGCTGTAGTTCCAGCGGTTTGAAATTGAATAATATCAGCCAATGTTGCATGACTATGGCCAAATAAATTTATTCTTCCATGAGTACTAGAACTTGCTCCTCCAGATAATCTTAAATTTCCATCATTTACTTGATTACAAATAAGAGGGGCTTCCGTACTAATATTTCTTCCAAAAAAGAAATTGTCAGATAATAATTGCATATTAGTTGAATTAGCCGATCCCATATTTACATCTTGAACACTGCTCATGGTAAGGCCGGCTGTTCCATTTGAAGCAAGACCTACTTGATTTGCTCCAGGAGAATACATTCCAGAGCCAGCTGATCCACTAAAACTATAAGAAGTGGCGGCGGCTGTTCCTGCATTTTGAATAAAAGGACAGGGAGATGCGACAACCGTTAAAGCCGTTGTTCCTGCTCTTAAAATTTCAGCTCCAGCTGCCATGAGGCTGGCACTATTTCCAGCCGCATGAGTTAATCCGCTATTATCTGCATTGAATCTAAAATTGCCGCCGGTTGAAACGTCATTATTAAAAGTTTTGGGACCTGCGAATGTTTGATTCGTTGTATTAACAAGCCCCGGAACTGTGGCAGAAGCTGATTGGAAAATAAGACTATTCCCACTAATGACTCCTCCATTGGCACTTGCTGTTACACTATCAATTGTTCCAATAGTCGTAACCGTAGTAGAACTAGTTCCTGTAGCAGGATAACGAATGTAGAGAGTTGACATTACTGAAGACCCTTACCAACAATAAGAGCGTCAAAAGTTCCAGTCCCAGATGTTTTAGTCCAAAGAATACGAATGTATTGCGATGAATGCTGATTAATATCGAAATAAACATTCGCTGGAGATCCAGAAGTAATGGCTGCCTGATAAGGCGTTCCTAATGAAATCCATGTTCCAGCTGTCATAATTTGATTATTAACTTCCACATGATCAGCTGAAACCTGAACATCAAACGTTCCAGTGGCCGTTCCAGTCAAAATATTAACTTGGATGCCTACATTATCAATCATTTGGATATTTTGGGCGCCAGAAGCAACAGTGGCTTGAGACATATCACCCGCAGAAACAATCTTATAACTTTGATGAAATGTTTTAGCGGCCATAGATCCTCCTGTTTGGGGCTCGCGCTGTTTAGACGCTAGTCATAACTGTGAGGCTGGTTAATTTATCTAGATTGAAGTCGCTGAGAAGGTGTTTGTTCTATTTCTGAGAGTCTTTTAAAAGAATTTAAAGCTACTTTTCCCTGTTTTTGAGAAGGATTCATTATAGGATTTTGAAATACCATTTGAGAAGCCTGAATAGCTTCAGGAGTCATGGTAGAATCTAAGGGTTCTCCTAAAAATCGACTAAGGCCCAATCTCATTTTATAAGAAATTTTTTCTCCTTTATTAATTACTTCCATCATTTCATGAGTAATTCCTTGATTCAGCTTTTGATAAAGACCTGGATACATTGTTTGTAAATGCATCACATCATTAAGAGCTAAAGTTCCTTCTTTTAATTTTTGTAAAATACTTAAGGGCTGCTCCGCTATATCTAAAGCCTTATTATATTCAGCCATTTGGGCTTTTGAAGGCTTCATTTCTTCATCTAAAGGACTTTGTTTAACAGTTTGTGGCCGAATACTATTTAAATATTGAATTGTATTCGCTGCGGATTGAACAAGAGTTGTTTGATGCTCCGGCATATAATGTCCAAGATTTCCACCTATTTTAAAAAAGGCCTCTTGATCTGTTTGATATTTTTGAATTTTCTTATCAAATTTTTCTCTCTCTTTTTCTGATTCAAATGATTGTGGTGCCACACTCACTCCGGTCTTAAAGACATTTTTTACAGAATTAGAAAATAGGTTTTCGCCACGCTTCGTGGCTTGAATCCAATCAAACATAGTTTTAAAAGCGCTCGGATTTATTGGCGCACTCGACCCCATAAATTTTAAAAGTGCTAACTTCGCCGCATCCGGCGCTTCGCGTCCCAATACGCGACTAATTTGACCAAATAGCCATCCGGTAGCAGGATTTTTATTGGTTAACCATGAAATAAAAGCCCCAAAGTTAGCGGGCATATTGCTCCATAGATTGTCCAGCACTTTTGCGGTCCCAGAAAAATTTTCTTTAGATGGTATTTTTTGTGTCAGCGCCTCTAAAGCAGATATGCGTCCTTGATTTTCATGGCTAATCAAAAAATCTTTTAGCTCTGGAGACATATTTTTAATATTTGAAAAAGCGCGTTTCAAATTTATAGCGGAGTCTTCTTGTCCAGCGATCTTATGGAGTGAATCTTTTAACATCTCATTAATTTTAAATTCTTTAAGTGCAGCGGCTGTTTTGACGAATCCGCTTTGAGAAAATGCCCGTAATAATTCAGCATCATTGTCTTTTGATAATCTATTCAATAATATTTCGGGTTGAATATCTGATAATTTATTTACAAATCCATTTATGTCTTCAAATTTGCCTAGACGCAGTCGCTTATTTAAAAACTGCAAAAATTCAAAGGCATTCACATAGTTGGAAGAAGGCGGCGCTCCCAACTGTGATTTGATATTTTCTATAGCAGAAGCGGCGCCCTCTGGGAGCAAATATGCTTTCATTTCTGGGCCCAACTTATTAATCTCAGAATATAACGCATTCGGCTCTATGCTTTGAAGACCTGCAGCCCGGAATGAGGCTCGGTTTATCACATTATTTAGATTATAATCTTTTAAAATCTTTGAACTTTTCGGAAGATTAGTTTTTAAATGTTCAATAAGCGCAGCATCATTCGATGGATTTAATCTGGCCAAATATTTTTCTGGATGTTCGATAGCGGCATCTTTTAAAGCATTCGCAAACGTCCCAGGACCATTATATTTTCCAATATGCAATCGGTCGTTTAAAAACTCTGTATTATTCATTAAATTATGATATGCATTTTGAACGCCTTGAAACTTGCCAACCAATTCCGGAGCCTCTGATGATATTTGCCGAGACATTTCTTCATTTAACTGATTAAAAAGAGTGCTTCTAATTTCTTTCGATAATTGCCATAAACCAGCGCTTCCGGCCTGTTCTGAATAATTGCTGCTTAAATTACGAAGACCCTCCATCGTTTTAATATTAGGCACATCATCTAAAAGATTTTTTAACATCTTATATTGTGGTGAATTAGGACTTTCTTCATATTTTTGAAGTACATTTGATACTTTGCCCATTAGGCCGAAAGGGTCGGATAAAGGGACTTTTTTATATCTAGCCTGTAATTCTTGATAAGTGTCTGAAATGGGCTTCGCGGATTCTTCATATTCTTTGGCAATTTGATTGAGTACATTTTTGCCTGTCTCATAATCCGAAGTGTTTTTAAAAGCGGCGACATCTTCTGGTGTTTTACCAAGCGCCTTTAACATCAATTGATCGGCACTATCATTAACAACCTCTTTCGCCCGCTCTTCCTCAAGAGCCGGATTTAAATTAGATCTAATTTCATCTCCTAAAGAATTTTTTATATCGTCTCCAGCGGCAGCATGAGAAAGAGATTGGATTTGATTTAAATCATCACCGGTTTTACCAAAATAATTTAAAAGTGAATCGGATGCATCTGAATGAAAATTATCTATGGCGGCTTGGTATTGTTGAGCAGAACTTGTTGACGAATCCTGCAATTCCGTCGCAATCCTTTGCAATTTTGGATCAGCCATTATAGAGGACTTTATTTCTGGCGATAATTCAACGTCGGCAGCTTTAATCAAATTATCTACAGCATTTAAATTTACATTTTCTACTCCGCCAACTTTGTTGACTATTGATTGCAATATTTGACTTGTCTTAGTCTTGGCGGTAGCTTCCCATAATGGGCTAATAGCTCCAAATCCGCCGCTGATCCCAGCGCCAAGCAATCCAGAAAATTTTAAATTAGCGATAACTGTATCAATGTTTTGTGCTGGATCTCCCGCTAAAGATTTAGATGTTTCATCAACAGCCTGGGCTAAAACATTTGTAATATAGCCTTTAGCAACAGCGTCCCCAATTTTAGCGATATATTTTGGAACATAAGGAGCAATAGCTTCTATCGCGGGATTAACAAGTGGTTTTGCCGCTTCTTCAATAAGATGAAGAGGACCTCCAAGCAAACCTGTTGGACTTAAAAGACCAATTCCTTTTGCTATTCCACTTGTCCAGGGATTAGCAGCCTCTTCTTTAGCAATAGTTTCTGGATTATATTCCTGTCCTGCTAAAGCAGCCCCAGCTCTTTCTGCTAATGGAAATGTTCCAAGAGTAGGATATTCCATAAGTCCACGAACAGCCGTTCTAAATTGAGAACCTTCTCCACCATAATCTCTTTGAAGTTTGGCTTGTTCAATATCTTCAGGTTTTGGCATGGAATAGCCATTATTAAGAAGATCCATGCTTTGAAGTTGGCTTTGCGGAACACTTACAAGTTTTCCAGTGGGATTAATAACATTAACTGACTGATCTTGTGCTATAGGCATTTCAGCGCCCTGAGTAGCATCAGCTATTGGAATTGCTGGAGGTGAAGATGGTTCAGCAGATTGTTTTAAATATTCATCTAGAACCGGCGTATTGCTCATAGATTATTGTGGCAAAACAGGTGCCCCTTCATTTACTTTATTGTTTCCAGCCATTGTATTTACATTTTTAAAACTTTTATTAATTCCCAAAGAATCAAGCATTGGAAAACTCATTTTTTGACGAATCATATTATCAAGCTGTTGTCTTGCAATTCGATCTGTTTCTTCATTATTTCCAACTTTATGAAATAAAGGGCGAATAGTTGCAATATCTGTTGGTGTAACCCGACCTTCTGTTTCTTTAGTTAAAGATCCAAGTAAAGGTTCAATATAAGCATCAACCGATCTTTTTGTCTGAAGAGGTGCGGTTGCCCAATTTCCCAAAGTATTTGTCTCTTTAACTCGATCGAAAGCATTCAACAGATTCTGTCTTTGCTTTTCCATATTTTCTGCAGATTGTAATTCTTTTTGAGCCTGTTCTGTTTGAGATGGATTTAAATATCCAATTTGTCCAAATAATCTAATCTTCGTAGCTGGATCTGTTTGTTGAGCAGCCGATCCTGGATTCATTTGATTTTGATTATTTTGTCCACCTTGTAATGTTTGACGAACGGCCATTTGACTAAAAAGCTGATTATTTTGCAATTCTAATTGGCCAATGGCCTGTTTTGCTCTTGCTTGAATAATAGGATTTCCTGTTTTAAGAGCGGCTTCTTCAATTTTATTGGCCACAATATTTCTCTGTGTAGCCTCTGTCATCATCATAGCCTGATTTTCATTTTCAAATTGTCTCATGTAAGCAGTTAATAAATTAGTTTTTTTACCCAATTCTTGTCGTTGAGATTCAACATCATTTGCAATTTGTTTATTTAAAAATTCTAAAGCTGGATTTCCTTGATGAGTTAATCCTCCACCAATTCCTCCCAAAATAAGGCCAATTCCAGTCGCAATTTTTTGACCTGTTCCCATGCTATTTAAATAATGACTTGGATCAATATGATAATTATTAGCATCATCAGCTGCTTTTTTTGATTCCTCTCTGAAAAAATTTAGTCTTTTTTGAGAATCTATTAATTGGGCTTGCTGCTGAACTGCTCCAGCTTGTCTTTCAGCTGCAATTGTTTCATTTTGTTTTCCTTGAGCAGTGGCTGTTTCATTAATTCCTTGAATTTGATTTTGAATGCCTTCTTTAGAAATATCAGAATAAGCCTTTGATCCATAAGGATCATTTTGAGGATTATAATTTCCAGTTATTAAAGTATCAGGCCCTTGAACATTTGTGGAAGGCGCATTCCCCGATTGATTTGTTTGATCTGGAATAGGCGCCTGAGCAACTTGTGTCTGAGGTGTTACTTGCGGAGGTGGAGATTGAACAGACGCCTGATTTTGAGATGGAGGAGTATTATTAATTACGACTGTTGGCTGTTGAGGAGTTGTTGGTTGTTGAGAAGATATTTGAGAAGAATCTTGATTTTGTAAACTTGGATCATAGCTAGCATTTGGCTCTTGATTTTGATCAGTTGATTGAATTGTATTATTAGGAGTTCCTTTTTCTAAATGAAGAGGAAGTTTGTTTAATTCTTTATGCAAATTGGGAGAAAGAACGCTTTTTGCAATGATAATTTTATGTCCAGCAGGATGCATCAAAGTTGCTGATTTTTCATTTTCAGAAAGTTTTTTAAATTTCCCAAGATTTAAATTCATTTTCTCCCCATCCCTTTTTTAGCCATAATTGCTTGTACAAATTTGGCGGCATTCCCAACTGGATCATTAGATTTCATTACATGACGAGGAATCACAACTTCTCCAGGACTTAAAACAGCTGGCACGGTATCATTTTTAAGACTGTCTCCTTTTACAGAAGCCTTTCCTGGAACTGGTTTTGAAGAGCCCGCAGTATAATTTTTTGGCATTCCACCTTGAAAATCAAAAGAGGGAGAAATTAAATTTCCTTTTAAAAATTTCCCTACATAAGATTGAGGTTCTTCTACATTTCCGCCTTCTTCATAAGAAGAAATTTCTCCTCCATAGGCTTTTTTTCCAGCATAAGCCGAACCAGCTGCTCCAAGTCCTCCTAAAAGTCCTCCAATAATACCAGCCTGACTTCCCGCTTTTTGTTCAGCAATTCCGGCATTGGCAGCATTCATTGCATTTTGTTGAGCAACATTTGCATTATTATATTGTCCTAAAGCTCCTAAAAGATTGCCTTGTTCATTTTGTGCAGCTTGATTATAAAATTGATTGGCTCCAGCTAATTCTCCAACTTGTTGTCCTGCAAGTCCTTGCATTTGTCCTAAAGCTGCTAATTGTTGTTGGGCTTGAAGGGCTGCTCCTTGGCCCACAGCTTGTTGTTGAAGAGCCCCGCCTTGTTGAGCCGCTTGTCTTGCCAAAAGTCCGACATTCGCAGATGACCCTCTTTGACCAGCCATAAGAGCTGCTTGATTCGCGACATTTTGTCCGGTCGTATTTTGTAATTGTTGAAGAGCGGGATTTGGCCCTGTTCCATTAGCCACTCCTTGAAGTTGATTATAAACATTAGATTGATTAGCTATTCCATTTTGACCCTGAAGAGCTTGTAAAAAATCCATTTGTTGAGCTAAGCCTTGCTGTGTTTGATTATATGCCTGTCCCGTTTGACCTATATTAACGCCCTGTTCGATATGAGTTGGAGTTGCTCTAAAATTTAAACCACTATTAGCTCTATTTCCAAATATTCCTCCAATGAATCCCATTTTATTCTCCCAATTCCATTCCGATCATCAAATGATTAATTTCTTTAAATCCATGCTTTAATGATCGATGAAAAATTCCTCTATGGTTTGTCCAACCAATTAATTTTTTAAGTTTAAGTTCTTTTGCTCTATCAATTATTTTTATTGTTAAAAGATCAACAGCTCGTGAACGATCATTAAATGATTGTTTTGGATTTGTTATCATTCCACATATGATTCCATAAGTTTCAGCAATATCTAAGCCAGCAGCTCCTACAAATTCTTTTCCTAAAATGGCTATGTAAGAATTTTTAGGTAATTCTTTGGCTAATTCTTCTGAAATATTTCTATCAGAAAGCCAAAGCTTTATATGATTGAAATGTATTTCAGGAATATAAGAACAAATGTCCATTAACCCACCTGATTTCCTACTTTAAGACGAGGATACGTACTCTTTGCTCCATAAACTACATTTACTCCAGAAAGAGTAAGTCCAGCCCCGGCTGGCGCTCCCATAGAAGCATCATAACTTTCTTGAACAGTAATTTGAACGGCCTCACATTTTTGTTGTTCTAAATCAATTCTCCATTGTTCCACATTCGATTGACCTCCATAAAACTCTGCATCTCCATAAAGTGGGTCATTTCCATAATTTCCAGAAAAATTATCTGGAGTAATCGTACTTATTTGAGAAGGCGATGAATTATAATCATAAGCGGTTGAAACTGTTAAAATATGGGGTGTTAAATATTGTCCCAATAAATTATATCGATAAGCTCTTTGAAAACCTTGAAGTCCAGACATATTAAGCCAGCCTGTCGTAAAGGACATTGTAACTGGGCTTGAACCATCTAAATAATTTCCAGGAGATTCTTGAAATACTTTTCCAAAATTATTCATAAAAGTATGAAGATCTTGATAAAGAGTACTTGAAATAGCCGGCACTCCCACAAAAGTTCCCCATTGCCCATAAAAATAATCATAAACAAGAGTGATTCCTGAATCTAATGTAAATCGAACTTGATTAGTTTCTGGAATAGCAAGAGCTGATTGAACGATCGCATTTTGAGTAAATAATTCAACAGGAGCTCCAATATACTGCGTAGATAAATCTCTTCCTAAAAGCCAAATTCCTTTATCCGATTGAAACATAAGTCCTTGGGGTTGAAAAACTATGGAAGCTTGATTCGCACATCCAACGGTTGAGGTAATAAAAACAGGCTCGGAAAAATCATTATTAGCACCCGTATTATCAGGACCATCTCCTGTTAAATAATAAAAAGCATTTTTCTTTCCAATGATTAATTTATCATCCATGGCTGAAAGAGATGTAATAGGTCCTGTATTTCCTTGAGCTGAAATAGTGGGGGCTACAAAAACAGTAAATAAATCTGACATTTCAACAGGCGTTGATTCAATTAATTTTTTAGAATACCAAAGCAAATTAGGATCCTCTGAATCTACTAAAAATAATCTGGATTTAAAAAGAGTTGTAGAAGAAGCAGATGGTGCTCCAATATTTTCCACAACTCCTCCGGTTGTATAAAGAATAGAATTTCCTAAAATAGTGGCATCTGAAAAAGTATCTGTAATAGTGACATTATCTACTGTTAAATCATTTGTCGTAGGAGCTGTTAAGGAAGTTACTTGATAATAAACTTGTTGCAATAAACTCCATCGATAAAGAACAATTTTTACGGGATTAGCTGTTTTTGCAGTTAGTCTTAAGGTCGGAACTTTAATTGTATTTGTACTTGAAGCGGTGGTGGTTACTTGAGAGATTGGAATCGAGGGGGCTGATCTAAAAAGATTACCCTGATTATCAGACCATTCATAAGTGGCAATATAAAAATAAGTGCTAGCCGCGATAGATCCAGCTCCAGTGGCTGTTGTGGATATCACATTATCTGGCCAAAGATGAAATCCTTGTTCTGTGATGGAATAGCCATCATAAGATCTTAAAAATCCTCCTGATAAATTTAAATTAGCACCTATCTCAGAAGCATTCAGTCCGATAGATGTAAAATTAAATTGAGCAAGATTAATTCCTGTTTGAGCATAAATTCCAGCTGTTTGAGTTCCGGCAGGAAGATTAGTTCCTTTATTAACAGGTGTAATAGAATCTTTAATTAAATAAGGAATATTAAAAGTTGTATTGATAAAAGTTACGGAGGGAAGTCCTAAGGTTAAATAACCTCCTCCATTTGAATAAGCTATTTTTGCTAAAAGATTTCCAGAAATATCTGCTAAAAAATAGATGGGCTGATAAGGAGAACTATAAGTACATAAAAAACAAATAGAATGAATAGGAACAAGAGCATCTCCAGGAGAAATCGCTGAGTTTCCAGTTGTGGCAATACTTAATCCGATTGTATTTCCTGAAATGGAAGTAATTCTTGTGCCTGGAGCTATATTTGCAGGTGTATCACTATCTGATAAAATTTGGCCCACGATTAAACCAGAATTATTATTCACTACAATAGAAGTGGCTCCTGAAGAAAAAACACTTCTAAATACATTTCCAGAAACATCATTTGGGACGGGTGGAATATAAAAAAAAGATTTAGAAGCTAATCCTACTGATCGAAGAACGGTGGTAGCCGAACTTACGGATCCTGCTTGGGTTATATATTTTGCATTTGTAATATTAGTGGCCAATCCAGCGCCATATCCATAAACCGTAGAAACTTCATATAAAACATGGCAAATCATATTTTCTGCGCTGGATGTAATATTTAAAACTGTGCCAGCAGCTATGATAGAAGTGGCTACCAAAATAGAAGAGAGAACTTGATTAACAGCCAATGAATAACCCACTGTTCCAGTCGTTGTATAAAATGAAACCCAAATAATAGGCGTTGGATTTGTTGTGTCCGCACAAACACTCATGATAGTAGCAGATTTTGCATTTGCTACATTCGTTCCAGAAAGAGCTGTTCCTCTTGTAAAAGTGGAATCATAATAAGTCATTCGAATGGCACCACCGCCATCATTTCCATTCCATGCGAGATAAAGAGTGTTATTTACAACGATTCCATCAAAAGCGACGGTAGAAACTCCTGTATAAGAGGTAGTTACATCATTAGCTGTTTCAATTGCTGCTGTTGGATTAGAAATATTAATACGAATATATTGAAGATGATTTGTAGATGTTGAATAAACGATTACAAAATATCCGGCCAATATAAAAACTCTTAAACCATTACTCACAGTCCCACTAGTAGGAATAATCGCTGTAGGGGAAATGATATTTTGTCCTGTCACAGAATCAGCGACAGCGTATCGATAAAGAGTAGCCGCTGTTGTGACATCAGTATAAACCGTGCAAATTAATCCATTCGAAGCAATAACTGAATCTACTTGAGTTTGATTCGTACTATTTCGAATTAAAGAAAGAGTATTTACAACTAATGGCTGAAAAGCTCCCCGATTAATCCATTGGGTAGGTCCTGAAGCATAAGCATTTAAGGAAGTAGAGATAGAAGTTAAATTTCCATTAAAAGTTGTAACATAAGTAGAAGTAGAATCTGGAAGTGATGTTAATTCTTTATATCCATTTCTTTTTTGAAGAAGGCCGTTTTTAGTAAAAATAGAATTTTCTAAAGAGAAAAATTTTCCAATAGGAATTTGAAAAGGATCTGATTTGGTATCGAGCCCAGAGCTAAAATTAAAATTAACTGGTTGTTTTTGTAATCCTGTCATTAAAGCTCGTAAACTATTAAACTAGTAAAATTAACTTCTAATGTTTGAGAAGCGTGCTGATTTTTAACCTGAATTTTATATGTATAAGTTCCCGCTCCTACAACATCGATGAAAAAAATACTTGAAGAAGGTATTTGTAATAAAGAACCTGAGGCGCCTGATCCTGATAATTGAGATATTTCTGAAAGAGAAATAGAAGACGCTCCACGAAGTATTTTTAAAACCATGTCGGCTGTTGTAGTACTGTTTAAAATTAATATATTTGAACCGACAGCTGTTCCATCATCCATTAATCCAACAAAAACAGGTCTTCCAGAAGTTGTAATCGTCACACTTAAATTGGTAACATCTGTAAAAGAAGTGGCGGCTGTAAGAAAAGCCCCGCTACTTGCACTAATAGCAACTCCCCCAGCAGCCACAGTTGTGCCTGTAGCTCTTGTTCTTACGGTTGCTATAGAATTAGCTCCAGTGGAAGTCATCGCTTGGCCAATAGCATCATAAGAAATAGTTCCCATTGCTCCACTTGATGCCATATTCATTGCTTGCGTAGATCCAGGAATGGCAGGAAATGTCATCGCAATATCAGCACCCATCGCTGCGGGTGGAGAAAGTGTAAGTCCTTTAGAACTTGCAGAAGAATTTCTTAAAATAAAAGATTGGCCATCAATAATCGCCGCCGTATTAGTAGCCGATTGAAATACAAAGGTGCCCGATCCACCCTGATAAGAAGCAGAAGCCGTTCCCGAAGGAAGACCTGTAATCGTTCCTGTAGCTCCTGAAACAGAACCACTTGCCGTTAATCTAATATGATTTGAGGATCCATCATTAAAATAAAGATCTACTCCTTTATAATAAAGACAGCCAAGAGTTGCTGGATCAACCGTTTGTAAAAACATTCCAAGAAATTGAGCATTGGTTAATGCGTGATTTGAAAAAGTAAGAGATGAATTAATATTAAGAGCATTAGGAGTTATCTGTAATCCACCACCTCCTGGTGTATGATCATGAACATCTAAAATATTAAAACAATTATTAAGATCTGTGGCCCATTGTGATCCTGCCTCATTTCCTACATTTGGAATGGGCATATTCATATTGGTTGAAGGTGTTGTAGACATAGATCTCCTAAAAAACTTCTAAATCAATTAAGACATCAGCACTTGTTTGCAAATAAAGAGTTAGTTGTGGGGAAGAATTCGTATCTTGTGAATCATAAATAGAAGCCGCGGCTCTTTGACGAACTATTTTCCATCCCTGAAGTGGTTGTTGAAGTAAATGATTAATAATATTTGGATTAGAAGCTGCAAATAATTGAATTTTTTTTAATATAATACTTTGATTCTGTGATCTTGTAACAATAGGATTTAAAATAGATCCCCAACGATTTTGCATGAGCTGAAAGTTTTGATCAGAAGATTGAAATTGTGGCAATTGAGGCATTACCAGCCTCCCCAGCTGCCATTCGGATATCCTAAATAATTACTCGTTCTATTTCGAGTATCTGAAACAGTGTCTGGAGATCCAATATCTCGATCCATCGCTGATTCTTCAATTCTTTTTATCAACGCCATTTTTTCTGCCATTAAAACAGAAACATCCGATTCTTCTTTTTGAAGAGCTTTCATGGCTGCATCGCAAATAATATATTCAGTCCATCCAGAAACTCCAACACAAATATCCGTATCTTGAAGAAGTTGTGTTAATTTTGGCACATACCAAACTTGAATAAATTGTCCGGATGTTGGAATGGGAATAAAAAATAAAGTATTGCCCATTAATCGATAACGAAAATTTCCTAATCCAAGCAATGTGGAATTAATTTGAGGATAAAGATATTGATTACGATCAATGAAATCAAATTTTGGAAGTGTAATCCATTGTTGATTGCTCATCGATAAACCAGCATCAACCCCTATTAATTTATAAAAATCTGATGGAAGAGTATATTGAGAAGCGGATGTTGTTTGAAATTGAAAGGGAGTTTTTAAAAACCAATCTTCATATTCAGTAATTAATAAATCATAAAGCTCAAAATAACTTTGATTAATATAAGAATTAAATTCTGAATCTGAGACAAACTTGGATTTAACCATATCCGCTCGTTGTCTGCATCTTAATCGAAGTTCTCCCAAAGAAAGATCGCCTGTATTCGTTGGAACTATTGATTGAGGAGAACAATAACCAGAAGTTCCAGAAGAATTGGTAGAAGCAACTTGATAATAATAATTCGTTCCAATAGTAACTGTGGAATCTAAAAATGAATTTACAACAGGCGAATTAATGATGGAATAAGTAACGCCATCTATCGATCGTTGAACTTGATAAGAAGTTGCTCCTGCAATGATATTCCATGAAAGGAAGGTAGTGCCATTTCCTTGCTGAAGCGAAAATCCCGTTGGAATTGCAGGGATAGCCATTTGAGCCCTCCAAAAAAATGGGGCTCTAGTTAAATAACTAGGCCCCTAAAAATTATTCTCCAGCAACCGTAACACTAGAATTGCTCAAATACATGCTAATGCTAATAACCGTATTATCTGCAGGAGCCGACACCACATGTTCTTTAAAGCATTGAAACATAATTTGAGGAAAACCAACGGTGCTAGGAGTTGCATAAGCTGCTGAAAGATTAATCGTTGTATTTGGATCTCCAAAAACTTCTAAATGATCTAAACCACCACCCGCAGTTGCAACAACTTGAACGGCTCCCGTTCCACCAATCGCTTGCGAAGCTGTTGCCGTAAAGGCTGCTCCAACAGCAGGTGGGACTCCTTTTGGAAGTCCGACTGCTTGCCATTGAGCCAATGTAGTCGTTCCAACAGTTGTAATAGCATAAGAAGTATTGGTAACAGTCGTGGTTACATCAGAGCCTGAGAAAGGCGATTTAATCGTCTCATAAGAAGCGAAAAATTTTGTATAATTATCATAAAGCTGAACAATAATTATTCCGTTCGCAGGATTTGGATTTCCGGTCGCAGGAGTTGCGCTTGTATGCATAAAAACATTTCGAACGCCTGTTCCTTTAAGTCCCGTAATACCAAAACCAGCCGCATCTCCAACAACGACTTTAAAATTACAATCGATAAGAACAGGTGACGGATGAGGTGTTTGAAAAAATTGAGTAAATCGGCGATTAGCCATAATAATATCCCTTTTTTTAACTTTTTCGCCTGAGTAACCAGGGGGGCAGGATGCATTTACATGCTACTTTCTCGCCCCCGAGTTTCACATGGAAAGATCTCAATGATCTATCAATTCTGTCTAAGCGGTTAAAAAAAGGGCCTAGTATTGCTACTAAGCCCTTTCGCTTTTCTTTTTGGAATGAGTGAGTTTACGAGAAAATTATTGGGACAAAAGTGCGCGACCATTCCACCCGGGAGCACTACATATAATATTTCCATAAAGAGCCAATCTAATTTCTAATCCATCATCTGTCGAAATTCGAAGAGCTTCTAGTCCCTCAGGTCCATATGTCAAAATATGAGGCGCTTTACCTAATGAACGTAGTTTCCAAACATCCATTTGAAGTAAATAGACTGTTTTAGCTGGAACCGATCGATCTGGAATAACCGGAATCGCCCCATAAGGAGTCTGCAAATGAATCGCTTTAAAGCTAATATCTGCATTATCATGTTCCACTTGTACATATTGAACTTTAGATCCAAGGCTCTTTAAAAGAGCGGCATAAGAAGAAAAGTTAATAAAGCACATGTCTGGCTCACCACCATTAAGATTAACGGCAGTTGCAAGATCTATAATACCTTCTTCAATCGATTCAGCTGAAACATCCAGATAAACTCCAGAAAGTCTCGTATCCACTGATCGATCTACGCCCCAGAAAGAATCTCCTGTTGTAGGAGCTGTCGAAGGCAGCCATCCACCAAATCCAACCATCTTTTGAGCCAAACCATTTCCAATACCAAGACCGCCCGAAGCGAAGTTTACATCGCCTTGAACAGCTAGATTTGGAAAAGAAGTAGACCAGTTTGTTGGAGTTCCAGCGGATCCACCTTGAGTTGCTGAAACAGTAATCGTAGGAGCCGTAAAGCTTCGATTCACTGCAATGACATATCCAAGATTTCCACCCGTAGAAATAGTGGCTGTTAAGCTAGACACACTATAAGAAACCAAAACCATTCCCACTTCAAATTGAGTTACTTGAGAAGGATCGGTTAGGACAATAACACCCGACGTAATCGAAGAAATGGCGCCTCTTGAGCCCGTACCATCACTAAAAAGATCGTGAGCCATATCAGAAGCTAGGTTTCTGAATGACTTATCCATCGCTAGTTTTACGCCATCAACAAAAGCTCCCGCTTTACTTTTAGTTTGTTCAATAAATAAGTTTTGTAGAGAACAAAGTTGATAGTTTTTAGCCACATAAACAAAAAAGCTTACATCGGCAACAGCTGTTTGATTCGATTGCGCATTCGCAAAAGAAGCTGATCGACCCATTGGATCGCCATAAACCGTAGGAACTGGAATGTATTTACCGGCAAATCCATCGGGGCTTTCGTCTTTAGGTAGTAAGGCTAGCCCAGGATTTTTCCGATAGACTAGATCCTTTAAAAACGCTCCATCTTCGGGATAGAGTTCTTTCAGTACGGCCAGCTGGTTCGTACTGTTCATGAATGTAGCTGACATTTTTTAATCCTTTTAAAGTTTCCCTTCAAAAGCAAGAATGGCTCTTTCTCTTGCACTCATAGGCCTTTGAGCCGATGAAACTTGAGAGTGCACTAATGTTTTTGTTGGGGCTTGCTTAGGAGCTTCCGCTACCTTCATTTGATTTTGAGGTGCAAAAAGTTCCTGTAATTTTTGTTTAATTTTTGGAATCTGAGCATATTCTAAGATTCCACTAAATAATTTATCTTCTATGGCTTTTGCCGCTTGAGGAATTGTTGGAATAATCCCATTTTTTTTATGTTCATCTAAGATGTATTGAACAACATCTTCTTCCGATCCGGTGGTCTTTATCACTTCAAAGACAGGATCTTCTGTGATGAATTCTTTTACATCAAATCGAACTTGATTAACGGCAGTCTCAAATGCTTGCTGATCGCGTTTATCGAGAAGACCTTTGGTCTCATCGATGCCACCAGTCAAAGCTGCGATTTTAGCTTCAAGTTCTTGAATCTTTAAGTCTTGAGGACTTGGTTGATTCAAAAGCGCTTGAGTAAGAGTATCACCCGATAAACCTAATTCTCTAAGAGCTTGTTGAGAGTCCTTTTGAAATAGTTCAGGAATCTTACTTTTCTGAATATAATTTGCACCATATTCAGATTCTTTAGCTTTGATAGCTTCTTCGCGCTGTCTTAAAGCTTCTTCGCGAGCTTGAACCTTACTGCGGAACAATTTCTCTTTTTTTGCCCAATCGGCATATTTTTGAGAAATTTGTTCACCTTCAACCTTTGGTTCCTCCTTAACTGCGGATGGAGCTGGTTTAAGTGGTTCATTAGTGTTTGACTGGTTAGTCGCTGTCTGTGGACTATTCGTTCCAGTATAAACACCAATAGATTCTGGTATCTCAGGAACACTTGTTACTCTCATTAAGATCTCTCCTTACTTGGTTTGATTTAAGAATTTGGAAGCATTGGATTTTGAGGAAGTGGTTGAGGAACAGCCTGTGGAGAATTGGCTATTTGAGCTGCCATAGGATTAGAAGGCTGGCCGGCTAATGGTTGGGCCATCGGTCCGGCTTGTGGTGCTTGGGCTTGCTTGATCAAATCTTCAATTTGAATTTTAAAATCTAAAAGTTGCTGAGTTTTTGCTTCAGAAAGTTTGGCAGGAACATAAAGATTATAATATTGAACAACAAGTTTTAAGGCTAATTGAAGATCCATTTGAGGATCAGGTTCATTATATTTTCCATCTTCTACAATCTGATCCAAATATTTAAGAATTCGCTCTTCTGCGGCTGTTTCTAGCTTATCCACTTGTTCTGTATCTGCAAATCCAAGCAATCTTCTTCCCTCTTGAGGAGAATAAATACCCGCTTGCATCATTTCAACGATATATTCTTTTCTTCCGGCAGGATCCTTAGGAAGAGAAGAAGTGTCATAGCAACGAATTACAAATGGATCTTCGAGCATTTTAGCTGCCGGAAGATCAATTTCTCTGGCCCCATCTTTATCTGGATAAATGGTTTGATATTTTCCATCACGAATAGCGATTTCTTTGGCTTGTTCAATCATTAAATGGGCAAGATCAACATAATAATCATCATATCGTTGTTGAAGAGCTGCAAATCTATCTGATTGAATATTATCAAATTCTCTTAATGAAGCGCCTGAATTAAGACCCGCCGGTTTTTCACCTTGAGAAGAAAGCATAGAAATTCCTGATTGCTGATAAGCATATTCCACAAGTCTTTGAAGCTGAGCATAAACTTCAGGAGCCATACATTGAGCCACCTCAAAAATGGGTTTTGTTCCACGAAATGGTATGATAGCTCCAATTTCATTATTGAAATGAGCTTTAGAAACTTTAGACCCATCTTCTAAAAAGATTCTCGGAACCCCTAAAAGATTAATGGATCTAGATATGGTCATGAGAAGCTTATTAATCTCAATTTGAGTTCCCATAAGCTGTTCAGCCAGAGATTGAGACCAGAAACCCAAAAGAGCGGGCGTATAACGCATGAAAGCAAAAGGGAATCTATTTCGCTTATAGGAATCATCCGCAAGTATTCCAGAAGAACACACAATTGTTTTAAGACCATCTTTTGCTTCTTTTCCTGAAGGTAAATGCCAAGCTTCTACAAGCATTATCTGATCAGAAATAGTTGTTTGGGCCGTCGCTGATGGGTCTGGATAAGCTTTTTCAGCTAAAATAACTAATTTTTCTTTTTCTGGAAAAGATTCTAAAGCAACCGATCTATCAACGAGTTTGAATCGAAGGAGTTGTCTGGGATTGCCAAACATAGCATCGTTTTGATCCACATAAAGTTCAGTTGAAAGGCAGCGATCAAGAGCGACTTTTTTCTCTGTGGGATCTTCGTAAACTTGAACACATCCATCTCCTATAACGCCCGAATCAATGAAGTTCTTGGCTCCAATTTGATAAGCTTTCGTTTGATAGAATTCTCCGAGAATAAATTGATTAAGCTGCTTTGAAAGCGATCGCATTTTGTAATCGCCATTATCTGTAAGAAATATGGGGCGAGGCTTATTTTGAGTAAGTCGAGAAGCAAGAGTATCTACGCAGCTTTGAACGACATTCATTGTCGGTCGATCAATCTGATATTGAAGAGCTCCAGGACTTAATTTGGTATGATTTGTTCCAATAGCATTCCATAAAGGCACATTGCCGTATAACTTCATGAAAAGAATGGATTGTCTGATTCGATAATCTTGATTTTGTTTTAAATAAGCAGCATTGGCTAAAACTTGATTAGCAAGATCTTCTTTAGAAGAAGCATTCCACCAATCTCGTCGCTCCATGACGGGCTGAGATTTTGTTGTTTTGGCTTTAATGACTTCTTTATCAACATGAGGCTTAATCTTCATGAGGGAATCTCTGGAGCAGAGGCAGGAGCAACTGACCACATAAGAGCTCGTTCAGCTTCTAAAATAGAATTGGCATGGGATTGCTTTAAAGCATCTTCTGTTTCTTTTTCTTCTTTTTTCTTTTGATAAGCAGATTTTGGAAAAAGAGCATCAGGATGAAGCTCAACAGATATATCGCCTATAGAAAGAGTTTTAATGCCTAATTTACGAGAAACTTCAATCAGGTCTTTAAATTCAGAAAGATCTTTGATTTCCATTCATTGATGTGAAAATGGTTATCCTCGATGAATTTTCATCACTCCATTAAGGATTTTAGATAAAATCAGACGTTTTTTAGAAGAATCGAAATCTTCTTCATTTTCTAAATTAGATCCCATTTCAACATTGGCACCTTTAGAAGGATCATCTTCATACATTTCATCTTGTTCATCATCAAGATCGCCCCGTTCATCAACTCTACTCATTTCTTCAGCAGGATAATTATCGTCAGGAATAAAGCCACCTTCAGCATATCGTTCCATTTTGACTTCACCGCCTTCTTCATAACAGCCCATATTACACATCGCAGGGCCTCCATGAGCGCATTTCTGTGATTCGATAAGCTTGGGGTTCACCTGACCACCTCTCGCATATCTACGGGCCATATAAGCAGGCGCAAAGTTTTTCATCATTTCTCCTCCAGAAGCTTTATGCTCTGCTTCTCGTTTTTTAGCATAAGCAATCGCCACCGCTTGTTTTTGAGGCTTGCCTGCTTTCATTTCAGCTTGAATGTTATGACTAAAAGATTTAGGTGATTTACCGATAATTAAAGGCATTCTTATTCACCTTCTGGCTCTGACATATCTTCATAAGATTCACAAATCTCAAAAGCTGCCTTTAAAGCATTCGCAACTTGAGATGGATTCTTATTTTCAATAGCCATTAAAAGATCAGAGGCCGCTGATTTTAAGCCTTCTTCATTTTCAGACATGGGATTTAAAGAGCCATGTTCATCTTGAGTAATGGTCATAGACCCACCACTTGCCATTTTTCGTTTTAACCAAGGTAATGTCATCATTCTTGTGAGATTGGTTAGAAAAAGAGCCCTGAAGGTCCTTCATTTGATTCATTTTGAGATTTCATTAATTCAGCTTCAAACATTTCATCTTCTTGTTCTTTAAACCATTCCACAGATCCCTGTTTATAAAGAAGTTGTGGAGCTTGATAAGAAAAAGCAGGAGATTCTTTAAAAGCATAAAGAACAGCATCCACAATATCTGAATGAAATGAATCTTTGATTTTGATCTTATCAGGAGTTGTTTTATCTCGATCTATTTCAATCAAATAAGAATCTTGAGCAAATCTAGAATAAGACTTCGCTTTAAATCTTCCTGATCGTAAGGCATCATTAAGGAATGCATAATTCTCCATTTTACGAGTTTTATCTGCTGGGGATACGGGAATATGATGGCGCCGGCGGATTTCTTCTGCGATCTTTTTGCCAAGACCACCTTCATCTATCACCATTTTTGAAATGGGATAGCGAGCTGCAAGAGATTCAATGGATTGCACTAACTCAGTTATCCCTTGTCTCGGAACTACAATCTCCTCAATTAGAAAAGTGGAAGCATCCGATTCGCTCCATGCGAGCACTGCAAGAGCATCTGCATCGACAAACCCCAAATCAATCCCCATAATATAATTCCAATGCTTTTGTGGAAGGTTTTCATAATGATTTATCTGGGGATTATATTTCAAAAGAAGTGATTCAGTATCTAGCACCCATTTTCCAAACCATTCTCTTTGAATAGAAGGATCATCAACTGAAACTCCCCGTCTTCCAAGTTCTCGATCAAGAAGTTGCCGATGAGACATGCCCGATTTAATGGGAATGTGAGGATTATCAAAGAATGTCCAAGAATGTTTAGACCAGGCTTTAGAGTCTGTAGAACACTTATGAAAATAGCCTATAGGGACAGCCCCAGGAGTGCCAATAAGACAAAGAGTCCCAGCATAATCCATAAGAGCTGGTGTAATGATATCGTCAATGAGTTGCTCGATATAAGATCGAAAGGACTGACATTCATCCAAGTAACAGAGCTTAATTGCAAGACCTCTAAATTTTTCAATCTCGGCTTGATCATTGGCACCACTAACGTAAATGATCGAGTTATTTTCAAATTTAATTGAAAGTTCAGTAAGATCTGATTTAGCAACAATGCGATTAGAAATGAGAATTTCTTGCAATGTAGGCCAAATAATCTTTTTTGCATTATTACGTGAAATGGTAATGTAGAGAGAGCTTGTGTCCGGATTTTGAAGAGCTGTTGCGACAAGATGCGCTGCACATGCAAATGTCTTTCCAGACCGCCTGGAGCAGACTGCAGTTTTAAATGGGGATAAGTCATTTACAAACTCAAGTTGCTTATCAAATAGAAAGTTTTTAAGTTTAAAAGATTGATATCGAAAAACTCTTTCTTCGAGAATAATTTTTGCTTCATCCCGTCTCATTTTTCAAAGTTTCAATAGCTTCTGGAACAAGAGCTAATAATTCTTCATCTGGAAGATCTCTAAGCGGTCTTTCAATAGATCCCGAGTGCTCTAGCGC